GAAATGTCTATACCTTCTTCAAATTTTTTCAGCGATTGTATGTAAGCCCGTATCAAAGTGGCTGATGTTTATTTTGGTAAAGTTATTAAAAGTAAATTAGTCCGGAAAAACCAAGACTATGTGACTCCTTGTGGGAAGGGGTTATTATTAGCTATGCCAGACGGTTACTGTTTTATACATGCTCTTGTATAACTTTTCAGATATGACTCGTCTGAAGATTTAGAATTAACTGTTTAAGAATTACTCTCATATTAAAAATCTAATGGAGTACCTTTAGCTGATTGTTAACGTCTATGTGCTGCACTTAATATTGGTATAACTGACGATATTAAGAATATTCAGAGTAATAGATATAACGTTTTTTACAAATATTAGGGTAAAGGTATGGGACATGTTTGGTTATACGTTCCTAAGATTTAACCAAAACCTATACACCATTCCTAGGTTGATTGGTAGAGTATTCGCCAACCTTAAACTAAAATATCTCCTCAAGAATAAAAATCTAAAGACTCAGCCTAGGTTTTACGTCGTAAGATGTAATCCAGATTTGCTGTCTTCCTTAGACGTATTAATAATGCAAATCATTTACCTGCAGTTGATATTGAGAAAGATGGAGCTTAATTACTAAAAATTTAATTATATAAGTTAGGTAGAGATACAGATTATCCCTGGGCATGTACCTCTAGATTGGTGTACTCTTAACTTATATAATTAGCCAAAACCAAATTTACTAGATACTTTACTCCTAAAGACACCACTATTCTATAATCTAGTTTCAAAGTGTTCTTGAATGGATTTTTAGAATATTATGGGGAAAAAGCAGTATCTTGGCTTACTATAAAACGTGTAGAAAAGAAAAAAGATTTGGAATTCCGTTTCCCACGTTAGTTAATTAATCCTGGCTGTTTGTCTATGATCCAGGGAGGTCCAGCAACTATAGCTGCCATCTATAACACCACTCCTATACCAGTTCCTCTGAATACTAAAACATCCATTACTGAGGCTAAGGTTACGATCAATAAGAAATTCCATTTTTAAGCCAAACCTTGTGGTCAACTAGATAGAGCATTTATGTAGTTACTAAGTTAATATGGTTTTGATACTACTATTTAAGATAGTTAAGAAGCTCGACTGGGTCATGACGGTCATAACAATTTACGATATCTAGCTGATACTGCACATGCAGATATTCTAAATAGAGCCTTAATGTAAGCAAATGATAATACGGAACTTAATATTGTAGATATGGGATCTAAATATTATAGCATGGCTCGACTCCTTAGTTAATGGCATTCAGGTCCAAATAATTAATTGAAAAAAATTAATTTTATACCTCTTAGACCTAATTTAGATGAATATGATAGTAATTACAATAGAGATAATAAGGATAACTATAGACAGGTTTATAGTGAAGCTAATGATAATAGTACACTGAAGTTTCTTCCAATCTAATATTATAAGATATAAGATTTTATTTTTGATAAATAGAAGAAGTATGTGATTATCATGAATGATTGCCATTATTACATTCCCGGATGGCTTCCTGACCACAATAATATCTCTATTTTTATTTCAGGTTGGATGTTCCCAGTTTAGAGTGGAAATTATAAATTACCTTGTTCTGAAGGGTATTTTAATGTTTTAGAAAAAGGTATATAAATGAAAGTTAGAGGTTCAGGTAGAATTTATTAACATCCTAATACTAGAGTAGAAGATTAATTTTTATTAAATGTAGTCGATTTAGGTTGGGTTAAACACTTTACTGCTTAAGTCACAAATCCAATTCATTCACCTTTTAGATAATGTCCAACAGTGATGCTACCAGGTGATATTTAATCCCAGTGGATGCGTGATTATTTCAGTGATAAGTTAAGACAAGTTTAACTCCAAACGATATAACAAAAACTTGATCTTTGGCCTGGAACTTGTGAGAGAATGGGATCATTATATTATGACCATGGGAAATATGATGGAATCACTCATATATAATAGAAATTGACTGAAATTCACGATTTTTTGGAAGAGCTTGGTGATAAAATTTAAAGTTTTAAAATATTTTATAAAAATAAAATGATCTTAAATTAGAAAGATAGAGATGATTATGAGGTGTAGTTCCGTAATAGATATGCAGCAAGGATTTATCAATTTCTATTTCCTGACATGGTTCATAATACTCACCATGTCTCTATTCCTATAACTAATAATTATTACTTAAATGGTTTTCGACAATATGATTCCATCCTTTCAGAACACGAATAAATCCCAATTTAAGATATATAATAACATGACTTAGACTCTGTCATATTGACTAAAAATAAGAAGAATGAGGCATAATTAATCTAACCTATTAGCGCCGGTATACGCTATTACTTTGATAAACCCTGTGATGGATTTATATTACCACCGAAACATATGTTAACTGATATTTGCTACACTAACTTGGTAAATAATCAACATAAACTTTAAGAGTATTTCAAGATTAACAGCCACATGTCTATTTGTCGGGGTAAGTAAGAGTTGAGAGAATCTAATTATTACGCGCATGTAACTACATCAGGTTGGAATACCCTATAAAAACCTTTTGAGTTCAGTTCTCGTTCAGTTAATAATACGTATTAAGCACTTTTTGAAAGATTTTTAGGATCTGATCTTCAACCCGAGAAATAAGCTTTAAATAGACTCAATAAGACTACAACTCGGTTTTTTGCATGGTTGGAAAATATGATTGATAGTGACCCTGACACGTAATAACTTATTGAAAATTTTGATCCGATCAAATGGCTACGAGAACGTGATTTTGATGAAAATAAAAAGAATGCATATTGGGAAACAATGATGCGTGAATTCTAAGATTCAAAAGTTAATCACGGTTGTTATGAAACTATGGTTAAGAGTGGAGAAGTTTATTATACCGAATAACTTCCCAATGGTAGATTTATAGAAGGAGTTGATTCTAGGGCTCGTAATATCATGACTGGTTCTAAAGCTAAACACGGGGCATCGTGTTATTTTTAGAACATATCTCATAAGTTGATAAAGAAACATGTCCATGGATATATCCAGGGATTATCTAAAAACTAATTATAATAGATCTTCTAAAATAATGTCAGAAGCAATTTTATAAGCCACTCAATAGATGGTTCTGCATTTGAATCAACACAAAACATCTAGGTCATGTAAGCAATTGATGATAAATGGCATTTGATTATGTATAAATAATTGCTCAAGTTCCTTCCTAATAACTCCTTCTTCTAACGTAATGTTCGAGATATTTAATAATTTTTGTCTACATGGTTCGAAGATTCTATAAATCATATAAATGTTCTCTTTACTTGTTTACCAGGCATATAGATGGATATGCCCTAAGAAATACTTAAAATTTTTAGATAGAATTATGGTTCTTAGAAAGACTTTAATAATTATATATGGCTCCAAGTCCGAGGCTGTACGTTTTCAGGTGATCCATATACTACTCTAAGGAATACTTTAGCCAGTCTCTGTTACGGATACTACTATTTAGAAGAAATAGGTATTAATAATCCGTGGATACCTAATAATGAGTGTTTCGTTATAGCAGCTGGGGATGATTTAGTAATTTGGTGTGTTCATGATATCTCTTAAGATATATTGTCAAGAACAAGTTAAACAAAACGCAATCCTATTCCTTTTAGCATAGGTTAGTGTGTGAAATAAGTCATAGTTGATCAATATGATTAGGTCGATTTTTGTAGTAAATGGTCGTTTTCAGGTTTTTACCTGACTAGAGATTATAATAAGTTATTGAACACTAAATAGTTCTATAACAAAACTAATCGTATTATACACTAATATCCTAGATTACATGCATAAGCTATTTTTGAAGGTGTTCTTAGCGAAAAAGTTTCTAAGCTGATGGAAGACTTGCTATATATGAGGATGATACGATTGCCAGAATGTCCTGCTGTTTAAATCAAAGAACTAGAAATGTATAAGAAGTTTCAGTTTATAGACTCTAGTGAAGGCTATTCTCATGAATATGAAGTTGAATAAAGAAGTAACCTTTCTCTATTGACCCTTTTGTTTTATTTTGAAGAACCAGATACTAATATATATTTTAACGGGGTAGGAAATACTTCAGATGCCCTCATATTTTTATAATAAAAAATTATTGATTATAATAAAAATATGAATTAAAAGAATAGTAGAAGTAAATCTTCTAAAAAATAAAACTAGAATAAGAAGAAAGTTTAGATAATCTAAACTAGACCTAAACGTCATCCTAAATAGAAAATGTAAATTCAGAGTTCTGTCTAGAATTTTGTAAAACCTGTGGTTAAAGGTTTTAGATTCTAAAATAACTTTGGGAATTAAAAGAAATATACCGTTTCTCATAGAGAATTAGTTATAGAATCTATATAGCCTAATAGTTTCTATTAATATTTAATTAACGCATCAAACGATAATGTGTTTCCCTGGCTATCGAATATATCTCCTAGTTTCGAGAAATATTCCTTTAAACGATTAAGGTTTGAATATTTGCCGACCTGTCCGACTACCAGTTCAGGTGTTATATATTTAGCTTATGACTATGATCCTACAGATATACCCTCCAATCCTACGGCCTAGTATATGACTAGCATGTAGGGTACTAGAGTAGGATCAGTCTTTGCCAACCACTCTTTTGATGTTATTACATCTAAGTGGCAGGGTAAGTAGTTCTTTACTGGGACAGTTTAGCCATATGCTTCTCGTAACGATTATGATTGTGGAATTCTCGAATTAAAGACAAGTTAGAGTAACGTTACGGAATTAGGGTAACTATACGTAACTTATGAAGTAGAATTGTATACTCCATAAAATTCTGGAGCTTTGACAGCTTATCTTAAAGAAAACGTAGTTAACTCTAATGTTACTTTATCTGGTGTTGGACCCTTTAGATTTCCAGCATCTATCGTACCATAATCTAATGAGACTGTAACATCATCAACAGATCCGACAACTAATAATTCTCTTTTGACTTTTAAGAAACCTTTCACGATTTCTTGAGCTTCTCAATTACTATAGTGGATCTGCAGTTCAAGATTTCTTGCCAACAATTTCAAATGGTGATATAACTGAAACTATCACAAACTGGATAACTGGTAGTGCTGATAATGTCACCATTTCATCTTTTATTATTTCCGCGTAGGCTGGAACCGTCATTACTTTCCAACCTACCAGTAATATTCTTAAAACAAAATTAGCAGTGCGAATGATTATGACTGCTACGGAAAATTGATCATGATCTTTTAGATGATGCCTCAGAAACTGAGGCATTTATAATTGCTACGGCAAGTTGATCGTGTTTTGAAATGATGCCTCAGAAACTAAGGCATTTGTAAATAAGATCCCCATCAACGATGGAAGAGGCAATTAGCCTTCATTCTTTAATTAAATTAATGAATGATTTATACATCTGATCCTTCAAAAGAATCAGATAACTCTTCACCCCTTAATTGAAGAGTATAATGTGAACCTAT